AAATTTTCAGTTTCTAGTCAAGGTAACAATGTCTACACACAAGCAGATAGTGGTAAAAATGTCACTTATGCTACTTTTATTAAACTAGGAGCAACATAAAATGAGACCAACACATATAGAAGATTATTTAGTAAATGTAAGAAAAGGTCAATGGTTTGGTTGGTCAGATAGTAAAAATAAAATTTATGCAAATTTAATAGTACATGATGGAGGTAGCAAACCTACTGAACAACAATGTACTGATGGATTAAAAGCATTACAAGACGCGTGGGACGCGGCTAACACCTAATGACCTTCGCAGCCTCTTCATTCGCTGAGGCAGCTTTTTCCTCACAAGGAATAAGTGATGTCGAAATTGCCGTTACAGGTGTATCACTAAGCTCGGCTCTCGGTACAGCAAGCGTTGTAGCGATTGCTAATCCTAATGTTAATGTTACAGGAGTATCAGCTTCTGTTACACTTGGTGGATCAGGTGTATCCGCAGGCGGTAATGCAGAGGTAACCGTTGTTGGTCAAGCACTTAGCACGGCCCTTGGTAATGAAGCCGTCGTCGTTGATTCTCCTAATGTTGTCGTATCTGGTTTTGGTCTAAGTACCACGCTTGGTAATCCAACATACTTTAGTAGTACAAATCCACAGCCTGTCGGTGAAGAAATATCCACGGCTCTCGGAACTGTAACTGTTGAAGGCGTAGCAAATATTAACATTACGCTTACAGGATTTGGTCTAAGTACCACCTTAAATAATAGTGGAATAACCGTTACCAGTGATGCAAATCCTATATTGACACCGTTGACGTTAATGTCAATGGATCTAGGTGATATTAGCGTTCAATTAAACGGTGATGTTAATGTGACAGGATTTGGAATGACGATGGCTTTATCGAATGCTACAGCCGTTTATGCATGGACGGAAGTTGATGATTCTGTTACAACAACGTGGACAGATGTTGATGATTCTGTTACAATAGATTGGAAGGACGCAGCATAATGACATCAACATATTCATCATTATTACAACTAGAACTTATAGGGTCTGGTGATCAAGCTAATGCTTGGGGTAATACTACTAATAATAACCTACAGTATGGCTTAGAATATTCTATTGCAGGCGTATATACTAAAAACTTATCAGCCGCTTCTAGCCCTTATACTTTAACAACCGCAAATACTATTAGTTCAGCACAAGCTGATAATGAAAATAGACAATCAGCTATTGTTTTTACAGGTCAAGGATCTAACTTTATTATTCAAGTAGCTGCCACACAAAAAACTTTTTTCTTACGAAATAATAACACTTCTTATACTATTACTATGCGTATTGGTGCATCTGGAAATACCTACGTTATACAACCAAGCACAAGTGTATTTTTAGCAACCGATGGTACAAACTGGTTTAACTTACAAACATCAGGTACTGAATGGGCAACTAAAACAGGAACCTACACAGCTTTTCCTGGTGACAATTTATTTGCCAATACATCTGGTGGTGCCTTTACTATTACCTTACCTGCTTCTCCAGCAGTAGGAGATGAAGTACGGTTTTTAGATTTAGCAAATACATTTGACACAAACAATTTAACTGTTGCTAGAAATAGTGAAAAGATTGATGGCACAGCAGCAGACTTAACAGTAGCTACTGAAGGAGCCGCTTTTAGTTTAGTATATTCAGGATCCACTTATGGATGGAAATTAACGGAGAAATAAAATGACAACATATGCAGCAATAAAATATGCAATTCCAGGAACAGCTATTACAGGTGTTCTAAAAACAGCAAATAATTTAAGTGATGTACCAACTGATGCTACTGCACGTACTAATATAGGTGTAGCAATAGGCAGTGACGTACAAGGATTTTTTTCTGCTAGTGCAGGAACCAACGCTAACGGAGCACGAACAGTTAGTACCTCTTCCCCTTCAGGCGGATCTGATGGAGACGTTTGGTATAAATATTCGTAATAAGCCATGCCAGTTTACGTTAGATCAGGCGGTACGTGGCGTGAAACATCAGAACTTTTTGTAAGAGACGCTACTTCCTACACCAACAAAACTATTTTAAATGGTTACATAAAACAAGGTGGAGCTTGGGAAGAGTTTTATACTTTATTTACAACAACATCTTTTTCGCAAACAACAGGTAGTGTAGCTGTTCCGTCAGGAGCAAACGCTATACATTTTCAATATGCTGTTGGTGGTGGATCTGGTGGTATGCGAGGAGCAGATTATGATAAAGCAGGTGGTGAGTCTGCTGGACCAGCAGGAGCTTCAGGAGCATATTTATCAGATGTTGTATTTAGTGTAACAGCAGGTGAAACACTAGCTATAACAGCAGGAACGGCTGGAGGAAAAGGAACAGGCGTGTACTCTGGAACATCAGGAGCTGGGGGTAATACAACAGTTACGGGTTCTACAACAGGACCTCTTTTAACATTAAATGGTGGTGGATCTGCTTCTGTATCAGGAGGCGGTGTGCAAGGCCCTCTTCGTAATAACAGTGCAAGCACAGGAGGAAGTCTTGGAACATTAGCCACTAGACTTACATCAGGAACAACAACCGATGGACTTAACATAACAACATTTAACTCAGGGCCTGCAAATTCTTTTAATTCAGCAGGAGCGGGAGCAGCGGGAACTAATCCTGGAAACTGTGGTGGTGATAACTGTACTATTGGCGGTGGTGTCGGTGGTGCTTCTTACAATGGTTTTGCAGGGACAGGTGGTACAAGCGGATCAAACGGTAGTACAGCAGGTGGCGACGGCTCTCGTGGTGGCGGCGGTGGCGGTGGCGGAACCGAACCTGGATCTTCACAAGGTGGCGATGGTGGTGCTGGTGAAGTTAACTATAGATTTATGAGGATTACATAATGCCTTTAACGAAGATAGCATTTGCCCCTGGCATTGATAAACAAGATACGGAGTACGGAGCTGCAGGACGTTGGACGGATTCTGATATGGTACGCTTTCGTTATGGCTTACCAGAAAAGATTGGTGGATGGGTAGAACTTATTAGTGACAAATTAATTGGTGTCATTCGTGACATGCATGCATGGACAGATTTAGACGGCATACGGTACACGGCTATCGGCACAGATAGAAAATTATATATTTACTCAGAAGGCGCAGCTTACGACATTACACCTATTAGAGCAACACAGGCAGGATTAAGTAATCCTTTTGCAACAGTGAATGGTAGTGCTACGATTACCGTAACCGATAATGCACACGGCGCACAAGCTGGAGATTTTGTAACATTTAGTGGAGCATCAACAACAGCTAGTTTAGACATGAACAAAGAATTTGAGATAACAACATATATTGATCCTAATACATACACTATTACGTACACAGGGAGCACGGCTGACGCAACAGGTAATGGAGGTGGAACAGTAACAGCTACCTATCAAATTAATGTAGGCTTATCTGAATCAGCATATGGTTACGGATGGGGTACAGGAACATGGAATACAAGCACATGGAATACACCAAGATCAACATCTACTGTTACAATTAATGGACGTAACTGGGCTCTTGATAACTTTGGTGAAGATTTATTAGCTACTGTTTCTAATGGGGCAACGTATGTATGGAATACATCGTCAGGTCTAACAAGTAATAGAGCTGCAGTTGTTAGTAATGCACCAAGTAAATCTAGATTTAATTTAATATCTATGCCTGATAGACATGTTTTTTTATTTGGAACAGAGACAGTTATAGGATCTACCTCTACGGCTGATGATTTATTTTTACGTTTTTCTTCACAAGAAGATTACAATACATGGACACCAACAGCAACAAACACCGCAGGTTCTTTTAGAATACAAGATGGATCAAAAATTATGGATGCTATTCGTTCTCGTAATGCCGTATTGGTTTGGACAGATACAAGTTTACATGCACTACAATTTGTTGGTGCACCTTTTACATTTAGCTTATCACAAATAGGTGCTAACTGTGGAGCGGTATCACAACACTCTGCTGTTGATGTTAACGGCACAGCCTTTTGGATGTCACAAAATTCTTTCTATAAATTTGATGGTGCTATTTCTAAAATGCCTTGCAGTGTACAAGATTATGTCTTTGAAGATTTTAATATCACACAACAACCAGAAACATACGCTGCTGTTAATTCAGAGTTTAATGAAGTAACATGGTTTTATTGTAGTTTAAATGCACAACAAATAGATCGTTTCGTTACTTATAATTATTTAGAAGATTGTTGGTCTGTTGGAAGTTTGGCTAGAACAGCTTGGACTGATTACGGTGTGTATGAAAAACCTTACGCTGGTTATTATTCTACAACAAACCTCGGCACAACCCCTGTAGTTTTAGGTGTAACAGCAGGAGCTTCTAATATCTATCAACAAGAAACAGGGACAGATGATGTAAGTGCCGCTATTAATGCATTTATTGAGTCAGGTGATTTTGATATTGCAGATGGCCAACCATTTTTACATATAGGAAGAGGAATACCTAACTTTAAAGGACTGACAGGATCAGTAGACCTTACATTAAAATTTAAAACATATCCTAGTTCTTCAACCCCAACAAGTATAACAAGGACAATTGTCCCAACAACAGAAAAATTTGATTTAAGGGGTAGAGGAAGACAAGCAAACATAAAGATTGAAAGTGATGCTACAGGTGATAACTGGCGTTATGGTACATTACGATTGGATGTTCAACCAGATGGAGGTAGGTAATGGCAACTAGCACTGCTTATCCTCAAGGTTCAAACATGCAAGGCATAGGAATAGGAGGAATAATGGGAATAAATAGCCCGTTACCTGGCCTTATAGAAGATCATTATAATCCTTTAGACATGGGTAAATACGTAGGTAATCCAAATCACAATCCCGTATATAATGAGTTTATGCAAAGTGAGTTTAATACAGGAGGTCCAGGTTTGGCTGTCATGTCTGATGTTTATTACGGTGATGGTCAAAAAAACACTTTTGGTAATAGTGCTTCAGCCAATCAATTTAGACAATATTTAGAATCAATGGGTATTCCTATTCATTCTGGTCCACAAGATGGTATTAATTCACAGCAACCACTTCAACCTATTACACAACCTGGCGGTCCGAGTAAGCCAATTTCTATTATGCCTTTTCCTGATATGAGTCTTCAACCGTTAC